TGGGTTTACACCCATGTGGAGATCATCAACTTTTATCAGTAGTGACATGCGGTCACTCGAGTCCTCTGTGGACTCTTTTCAGGAATGATAACAAACTCGTTGTAGTCGTCGATGTCTCTTTCGGGTTTTATTCCCGTTAGAGTTATACAATTGCCTCGAGTTTTTGAATTACATCACTGTTGAGAGTCCGAGCATCATGACTCGGATGATTTTATGTTACACTGGTTAAGTTTTTGATCTGACCCAGTTTTTCATCTATTCAGTGTTTTCTGCTAACCATGCAGAATTAACGTCGCACTGTCTATCGCTTAAAGTCAGACTAAGTTATAGGTGCAAATTGAATATTATAGAGTACTAGGCTTTGTACTTTGTTGTATTTGTCCATTTATTTGTTACACTCCTTGAACCAGGAGTGTTTTCCTTTTTCGTCATAGAAATAAAATATTTTACTATGCTCTGTACTGATCACGTGGAAGCATATAAATATGTCCATGGGAACTATGGTTGTGATTTACAGCTACTGGCGCCCACCAGTCTAAAAAGGCCCCCAAAGGGTTATCTTGTGCCCTGTAAAAACTACAAATGCAGGACGTCGTTCGAATCCATTACGAAAACTTGGAAAGAATTGTATAGGGGTGATCGCGTCCCCCAATACCAAATAGAGAGTGGGGCTCTCCGTGTAGGCATAATGGTTTACAACACGCTGTCGATATTGACTGTGACTTCTATAGAAGTACACGAACTTTACCCTTGGCTTCTCTGTCAAAGCAGAGTTTTGGGTATCTCATTGGATCACTATTGTCTTTTGAGAGTATGATGTACGATATGGAGCAGTAATAATTGTTTTTACAATTTTAGACTGTACTTCTTAAAGTTACGCCAATCAATGTCATTATGACCAGCCTTTAGATTATTTATTTGATATTGCTAGATATCAGATTAGGTCTTTAGGTGCGTGGCTTGTTTAACTGGGACTAAGGCTTGCGTCCCGACTTTTCGAGCAATGAAACTATAGCACCATGGCGCCTATGTGGGCTAACAACCCCATAGGCTCCAAATAGCATGTAATTACCGATAGCCAAAATACTAGTAGCTTCTTTCCTTCCAAGCAGGATAATCGTCAACGTTTCGACAAAAATCGTGTTTCTGCTCAGAAGGAAATTCAGAAAAACAATAACCGCTCTAAGGGAAAAACTAATCCTGAAGAGCCCACCAAAGGGAAGAGAAACAACAATACCCCGGTGTTCGTTCATCAATCTTTAGCAGAGACTGTTGTTCCCACAGGATTATGGGATCACATTAAGTCTACTGTTACAGAACTGAATGCCGAGGCCAACATGTCACAAGTTGCTAACTTGGTCGAGAATTTGGGTTTATTACTCTTTTCATTGCCCCGTTGCCGCTCTAACAGCGAAATTGCTGTTCAACTGGGCTTAGGTTTTAAAACGATGTACCATTCATCTGTTATTGAAGCCGTCATTGATCATGCTCCTACCATGGAACATGTCAAAAAACTTTTTGGTTACAACATTTTTCACCCTCAAGCGAAGGATGTTGAAGACCAGGGTTGGTTGTCGTATCTTCCGAATCTCAGGGATAACTGGGACACTGTTCGCAGTGCTCCAATTTTTGAGAAGATTTCCAACCTTATTTCCGTTGCTGCATCAATTGGCTTATGTAGTGTCACAAACCTTTCATGGAATGTGAAGGGTATTGAGATGTTCCGATTGGGAAGTATCAAGAAGCATGCAAATGCTATTGACTTATTCGGTGCGGTGCTTGATACATTCATCACCTTTATTGAAGGTGGCTTTGAGTGTTTTCGTCAGAGATCATTTAGGCCGCTTTTATTCACCAATGACGTCAGTTCGAGATATGACGATCTTTACTTCGCTATTATTGAGGCACAGCAACATGCCATGATTTTCAATTTGGCAGCTAATCCAATTCGATATGAGGGCAAATTGCAGATCTTAACTGATTTGGATTATTGCGCCATGTTAGAAGAGGGTGTTGAGTTGGCTGAATCTGCATTTAAGTCTGCAAAGGGTACGTGGCAAGCAGCTGTGTTTGAGAAGCGTCTTGTCACATTGCGTACATTGCGTGCAGATTATAATGCTCGTCGTCTTGATGGAGCTTTGAGATATGCTCCATTTGCAGTTTACATTTTTGGACCTTCTGGAGTTGGAAAATCTACACTTGCTGGTTTAACCATGAGTGATTGTCTTAAGGCTTCTGGAGCTAATCCAGATCCTAAATTCACCGCCGTATTGAAGGAGTCAGATAAATTCGATTCTGCCCTGAAAAGCGACACTAATGGTATATTTTTGGATGATATGGGAAACACTCGATTAGAATTTGTGGAGAAATCACCTTGTGATAGGCTGATCGATATTTGCAATAATGTTGTTACATATGCAAACAAGGCCGATTTACATGAAAAAGGGAAAATTGAAATTCGTCCACATGTTCTTGTCATTACGAGTAATGCTCCCTTGGCTGACCATGCCCGCAAGTGTTCAATTGACCCATTTTCCATTGTCAGGAGAGGTGATATTCATGTCAAAGTGAACGTCAAGCCCGAATTTGCCCTTCCTGATGGCAGATTGGACACCAAGAAGGTGAACAAGGTATTTCCTGGAGATGATTTGGATACTGATATTTGGGACTTGACAGTTTATGTTCCTAATGGGAAAAATTCCAAGCTGTTGTTGGGCCCTATTGATGGATCTATCAATGAGACGCATATGAATGTGCATGAATTTTTGGAATATGCTACGGATTCTTGTGAAGCGCATTTTGACAATCAGCGAACTGTTGTGCGTAAAGCACAAAATATGGTTAAAATGCGGTCGTATTGTGATACTTGTCGCCGTACACCGCGTTTGTGTCGATGTGCTGCCCCACAGGCTGAGTTAGCCTCTACCATGTCGTTGGAAGAGGATATTCATAGCGTAAGCAGTGCTGAAAGTCCAGTTTCCAACGATGCTTCGAGTGAATCATCTCAGTCATGGGAAGATTATGATCGAGAAGCACTTACGGGACACTTGGATAAGCAGGCTTCGATTTCCGAAACGTTTGGATCGCTGAAAGAGCAGATTGAGAAAATTCCGGCGCTTACGAGTGCTATTACTTTACGCATTCCTCAGCGTGTCGTTGATAATTCTTATGTTCAGAAAGCTTATATGTTGTTTCATGCGCGAGAGTTCATTGAATTGGAGCGCAACACTCGAAATGCCATGTTGCAAATGTTCTGCTTGATTCTTGGTGTGGGTGCTGTGTTTGGTGAATTGTCAGCAGGCTTGTGCTTATTTGCCGTTAGCGTGTGTTTACTCCTTTATTATACTATTTTGGCTAAGTGGAAGAGTGATATATGCGAGCGCTTGAGTAACAACAGAGAAATTACAGCCGATTTATTTGCATCTGTTCGTCAGAGCAAGGCTGTCCAATTTCTCGCCATATGTGCTGCAGCGAAAGTGATTCATAAATTTGTGAAAGCACTTCGCGTAATACATGAGCATCAGGCTACTTTGGCACCGAAAAAGCTCTCTGATTTGGAGGAGCGAGACGCCGAGGTCAATCCGTGGTGTAATCCTGTTTTGGGAGAATTGTATGTATCTCATAGGAATGACACGATGACGCTCGAACAGGTTGTCGCAAAGGTTAAGAACAATCTTTTCCATGTCACAATGGTAGAGGATAAATTTCAACAATCTTGTGACATTCTTGCCATTGGAGGGACAAATTATTTGTTTCCACTCCATGTATTTGAGAATCGGAACACATTGAAGATCTTGGTCACAAGAAAAGATCCTGATTCTTTGGGAGGAACTTTCGCGTGTTTCCTTGGTGTGAAAAATATTGTTCCCATTCCTGGCAAGGACTTGTGTGTCGTTTCGTTGCCTGCGGGAGGTACACGTTCTAACATTGTGGATCTGTTTCCTGACAAGGTCACTGTGTCTGGGAATGCACGAATTGTGTACAGATACAAGGATGGGTCGTTATCAGATGAACCTATTAAAGCGACCTATATCAGGGATTGTGAGTCCGGAGGTGCAGGATATCAATACCACACGCCATATAATACCTTTAATGGCATGTGTGGGGCGGTTGGCATAGGTTCATTTGCCAAATATCCAATTATTTTCATTCATTTGCGTGGAATCACTGGTACTCCTAGTGGTAAAGGTTTGACCATTGTTAGAGAAGAGTTGCGTGCAGCAATTGCTGGTACACATCTTTGTGTAGACGGATTTCCAGCTCATTCTGCTGGAACTTTTCCTATGTCTCGCTATGATAAGCAAGTGATCACTTCTCGCGACATTCATCCTAATTCTCCTTTGAATTATCTTCCGCATGGGAGTAATGTTGAGTTCATGGGGTCGAATATGGATAGAGTGCATCACACTAAGAGTGAAGTCGTGGAAACTCCTATTTCTGGCATTGTAGCTGAAGTCACTGGAGTTGAACGGAAGCATGGTCCTCCTAAGTTCCACAGTAAAAGGATGTGGCAAGCTGCATTAGCTCAATCCTCAAATCCAAGTCCTGGTGTGGAACCTCATCTTCTTGAGGACGCCGTCGTTGACTACGCAAGTCATTTGATTGCAAGATTTGATGAACCTGAATTTCGAGATACCATAATGAAGGAATTGAAGCCCCTCAACGACATGGAGATTTTGTGTGGACGAGATGGCTGTCGCTTCATTGATGCAATGAAGCGTGGTACTTCCAAGGGCTTTCCATTATCTGGACCCAAGTCAGAAATGATCACACTTTTGCCTCCAGAGGAATATGCTGATTTTGCGTGTCCTGCCGAGTGTGATCAGATGATTATGGATCAGATGAGACAAATGGAGGACTTACTTGCTAGCGAGGAACGCTGTTATGCGATTTTCAGAGCTTGTGTCAAGGATGAGCCGACTGAGCTTGGCAAGGAGAAAGTCCGCGTGTTCCAAGCCGCCGATTGGGCATTTCAAATGGTTGTTCGCAAATATATGTTGCCCATTGCACGCATTTTGTCTATGTTTCCATTAGATTCAGAGTGTGCCGTTGGTGTGAATGCTCAAGGCCCGGAGTGGGATGAGTTGGCAAAGCACATGCGAAAGTTTGGCGCAGATCGTATTTTTGCTGGTGATTACAGTAAATATGACTTGCGTATGCCTGCTCAACTTATCATTGCCGCTTTCGAGGTTTACATTCAAATCGCAGAATGGAACGGTCAGTATTCGGAGAGAGATATTACCATAATGAAGGGAATAGCAACCGAGATCGCATACTCTTGTGTGTCTTATAATGGAGATGTGATTATTCATTCCGGTTCCAATCCTTCAGGTCATAACATGACGGTATATGTCAATTGTACTGTGAATTCGTTGTTGATGAGGTGTGCTTATTTCGAGTTGTATCCTAAGGAATTAGGTTATCCAGAGGAATTCAGGGCTCGATGCTCTGTAATGACATATGGTGACGATTTTAAAGGGTCGACTCGCAAGGATACCGACTTCCTCAACCATGTTTCCTATAGTCAATTTTTGGCCAAGAGGGACATGGTTCTTACCATGCCAGACAAAAAGTCTGAGCCCAAGCCTTATATGAACGATGATGAGGCTGATTTTTTGAAGCGAAAGAACCGCTTTGAGGAAGAAACTGGGTTGATTCATGGGGTGCTGGAAGAGGATTCAATTTGGAAGTCTTTGCACACTGTTTGCAAATCTCGTTCTGTAGGTCTTGAAGACCAGAGTGCTCAGAACATTGATGGTGCCTTGAGAGAGTGGTGGCAATATGGTCGTAAAGTTTATGATCAGAGACGTGAGCAAATGAAGGAAGTAGCTGAGAAGGCTGGTATTTCTCATTTGTGTAACGAACTGAACATGACTTATGATGACCGCTTGGAGAAGTTCAAAGAGAGATATTTGTAACTTCTCCTAACAGTCCTGGGAGGACGTTAAACTCATCCGCCCCCCGGAGCCATTCGTGGGAAGTGTAAGTTTAAAATGGCCGTGCAGTATTGGATACCATATCGCGTGTGTTTTATGTATTATCATTACGCATATCGGCTTGCTGTACGTAAGACATTCCCCTCGTGGAATACCTGTATTTACAGGAGAGTTCGTCACTCACACTTAAATACGTTGCTGGCGGTGCTTTGAGCCGGGCACCGACCTTAAGAAGTGGTTTAGTAAAAATTATACACAAGAAGAAAATGCGGAAGGAGGTGCCGCTTATAACATCTCCAAAGTTTCGAATGAAACAACTACTCAAACGACAAATTTTATTGACGGGGATACTCCTTGGTCATACGATATTGTCGCTACTCCGGATGAGACAACCAAATTGGCAGGTTTTACTGATGCTCAGCTAGGTGATTTTCTCAGCAGACCGATTAAGATTAAAGAATACCAATGGGTGCCGTCATCTTCATTGGCGGTTACACGTTTCAATCCTTGGGCATTGTTCTTTTCTAATTCGGACGTCCTTGACAAGATCAATCGTTACCGTAACTTGCGTTGTAATCTTCATTTGAAGGTGCTAGTTAATGGCAATGGTTTTTATTATGGACGTGCCCTTTTGTCATACAATCCTTATGTGACCAATGATCAGGTTACAGTCAATCGTACTTTTGTTGAACAGGATTTAGTACAAGCTTCTCAGAAGCCGCACTTGCTGTTGGATCCTACTTCCTCACAGGGAGGTGAGATGCTCTTACCATTTATTTGGCCAGAGAATTATTTGGATATAACAAAAGCAGGATGGGCTGATGAGATGGGTGAAGTTGATATTCACGATTTTGATGTGCTTCAGCATGCAAATGGTGGTTCGGATCCCATTACAATTGCAGTTTTTTGTTGGGCGGAGAATTTGACATTATCTGTTCCCACGACTGCAGTAGCCCAGGCAGACATTGCACCTAGTCCTTTGGATCAAGATGTGCGTCCGCCGTCCATTCCTTCTACACCCCCGGAACCAATTGATGATCCTGATATTATGTTAGGACACGCAACACAGGTTTACACCAAACAGGGGTATGTGGATGATTCTGAGTTGGATGAGTTTGGCTTTCCAAAGCCATATGATATTCAAGCTGACAAGAAGAAGAAGGGGGCTATGATGAAGGGTTCAAATACATCTACTGCTGATGAATTTGTTAAGGATGGTTTGATTAGCAAACCAGCTTCTGCAATTGCTAGAGCTGCGGATGCTTTGTCGATGATTCCAGTGATTGCTCCATATGCTAAGGCTACTTCACTGATCTCCACGCGAGTCGGAGATGTCGCAAAGATTTTTGGATATTCACGTCCTCAGATCTTGGATGACACTAAGCCTTTTGTTCCACGAGTAATGGGCAATTTGACCAATAGTGATGCACCAGAGCCTCTTGTCAAATTATCGCTTGATTCCAAAAATGAATTGACTGTTGACTCTCGTGTTATGGGCTTAGGAGGTGAAGATGAACTTGCTATCAACTCTATAGCTCAGAGATGGTCATATTGGCGACAATTTGATTGGCCAGAAACGGCCACTACGGACACAATGCTCACATCTATGATGGTCTGGCCTAACTATGGCCAGACATTAGTAGCATCTCCAGTGACAGAATTACATCCTACGGCGTTATGTTTCGCAGCTAGTCCTTTTGAGGCGTGGCAAGGAACTATTAAATTTCGTTTTAATGTGGTGTGTTCTGAATATCACAGGGGACGTATTCGTATCGTCTACAATCCAGCCACTAGTCCTACTGGTGCCATTCCCTTTAATCAGACGTATTCGACAATTGTTGATATTTCTGAAAATAGGGATTTTGAGTATGAAGTCAAGTGGGCAGACATCAGAGCTTGGGCATACAATGCTGGGGTTTCTAATCTCGGTACAAATCCTGGTTATGATGACATCAATCCTGTCTTGGCTGGTAGTACATATGATAATGGTTCCATTTCGGTCTATGTAGTAAATGAGTTGGCTACACCGTCCATCACTGCTGCCGATGTGAAGATTCAGGTATGGGTTGCTGCTGGAGATGATTTTGCAGTAGCAGTTCCCACGACCAAGAATTTATCGACTCTGTCGTATCACGCGCAGCAAGCCGAGATCGCTCCTGGAGAAGCGTTAGCTTCAACGGAGGATACATCAAACTCACCAGGTTGTGTGACAGAAGTGCATTCATTTGCACCAGGCATGACCATTAAGGATGACAATCAGTATTTAGTTTACCAGGGTGAGCGAATTGTGTCCCTGCGCGAATTATTGCGTAGGTACAACTATCACAATAGTTACTATCCGGGAGGTGATGGTACTGTGGCGAATGCCCGCACCATCGCATACAATATTCACAATTTTCCTTTCTATCGAGGTTGGGAATCTGGTGGACAAGATGAAGCTGTCGATTCAACACTCGCCACAGCAGATTTTAACTTCTGTAGCATGACGTTGATGAATTATCTCACACCTGCGTTTGCTTGTAGGCGTGGAGCAATTAGACATAAGGCACTCTTGACCACCATTGGGGGTAGCAACAGAGGTAACTCTTTTGCAGTAGCTCGACACAATATTTTGGGAGCAACTAACTCAATTGATGAACATTCCCAAACTGGAGTGGTAGGAAACAGGCGATCTAGAAGATTGGGGCTAATGGCATCTGGTCTTGGAGGGACACATGTGTCTCCTTATCATGTGAATCCGGCGTTGGAATACGAAACACCGTTTTATACAAATGGTCAGCGTTTTCTCCCTGGTCGGAAAATTAATTTGTACAACCAAGTGGAAATGGCACATGAAATTTCGTGCGATGTTCCGGGAAGCACTGTAAATAACGCTTATCGTATTGACAAGTATGTGAGCGCTGCAGAAGATTTCCAACTTGGATTGTTTGTTGGTGCGCCGATAATTTACAATTATTCCGATCCAGCCGCTGTTTCGTAATCCGAAGTCTTTGGGTCAGATTTCAAACGAACACGTAGAGTCGTGGTGGACTCTCTAATAAGCATCAGAACCTTCTGTTATGAAGCAAACTAGCCGTAAGAAATCGTAAACAATCGATTAGAATACCACTCGGTGGCCGAGTGGGGGCATGAACATGCTTTTGTTCATACCTAGGCGAGATGCTATGCATCTTACACTGTGTCTACTATGTAGATCCAGGGTTTTATATACAAACCCTTGTAAGATGTTCGCATCTTGCATGGGTTTGGATTTTTACCTGGGTCACAAGTTTCCACAGTGTATGCCTGAAGTAGTATATCACTTTCCAACCGTTCTTAGGCGGTTAACCAATCCGCGCGTTGGTTGGAGAGTGTTTGGGCCATTAAC